GCTGTTAAAGGGATTCGAGGTCTGTTCCCTGCTGGTGCAAAGAAGGTGGCCAAAAAGGCAGCTAGGCGAGGGGCCCTTCCTCTGGCTTCTAAAGCGTGGAACATAGCTAGAGAAGGTGGTACTCGCGGAGCTATTGCCGAGATGTTGGCCTTCCGAGGGGGCGAAGAGCACCTCCTGCTAAGCTCCTTCTTTGAAAAGAACCCAGACTGGGAGAGTGCATACGAGGAGGCTACTTCTACGGAAGGGTGGGCGAATGAACCCACCGTCACTACTTCAATGCGCCTCCAGCAGTCCTTGAAGAACATCATGGGTCGAGCGGCCTTTGCCGCTGAAGGTGCCCTCCTCGGAGCGGCTGCTAATTTCCTCGTCGCCGCAGGTAAAGCATCCTTTCGGGCTGCAACAAAGAATACCGACAGGGCGATGCTGAAGGCCCTTGCTGGGCAGGACGTAAGTGGTGCGGCTAAGGCGGACGCAACGGAGGGGCTGAAGGCGGCCAAAGCTGCTAGGGCTTCAGCCGTTAAAGAGGCACAGGAGGATCAGGCCTTCAAAGAAGTAGGAGTCGCACGAGAGGAATTTGAAGCTAAATATCAAGATACGATAGAAACGATAGGGGTGAAAGAACGGATGGACACACCGGCGGTCTCCGTACCTGTCCGTAACACCACCTTAGTGCCTGACTCAGTGGATGACGTCTATCGGGATATCACCACCCCAGAGGGGATCAACAAACAAGCCTACGCAAACAAGACCGGGCCCGACACTACCCGTGAGGCGTGGGAGAAGACACTGAAGGTGGAGTTCGGCTATCGACATCGTGGGTCAGGGACGGCGGCCCTTCGCGTTCACATCGCGAAAGAGGCTCCTGATATCGTCAGGGTGGATGAAGATTTAATACGAAGGGACTGGGAGGCAAGCGGTCGGGGAGCTGAAGATTTCACTCAAGGTGCCAACTTTAATGCTAGGGCGATCTTTGATAATGTGGACGAGTTCCAGAGATACTTGATTGAAGTTGAGAAGGCTAAGAGACTCTTCCCTAAAATGTCGAAGGAATCGGCGAAGGACTTCAATCTACGCAACCAACGGCACGCTGTAAACGAAGCGAAACGCCAAGGGTGGGGCCACTTCTACAAATATGAATTTGACGCTCCTCAGAAGCTGAAGCACTTGGAGCTGACGAAAGCTGAACGGGACATCATGCTGTTCAAAGAGGGCTCAGGCGAAGCCGGGGATCGGCTGTTCAGGCTCATAGCAGGTGTAGACAAAGCTGGGAAAGCGGTTAAGACATCGCCTCACGCCATACTGACTGCAGCCGAGAATGTGCTCCGGATGGATACAGCCTACTCGGATCATGGAATGAAGTACTTCCAAGGTCGCGTAATGAGTCTGTTCATGACTGGCCTACGGAAGAACATCACCAAAATCTCAGACAAGAAAACGATGGCAGATGCGATTGGGTATATGTATGACCCAAAAGGTAGTGACCTCGCCAGTATCTTATCCGATACCATGATGGACGGCATCGAAGAACTCGCTACCTCTAACGGGATGGATCGTCGGGCCATGATGCATCGTCTACTGAAAGGTCGAGGGAACTTCAGACATCTGTATGGGGACTTAACAGAAGAGAGCGTCTTTGACTTCGGAAAGAAGCTGGACGTCGCTGCGATGAAGGAGATGAACGTCCGCATTATGGCTTACCGCTTAGAGCAGGCCATCAGCATGAAGAAGTACCGTGATATCACCCGTCAGATTGCTGAGACGCCGGAACACATGCTGCCGGGGAGTGACATCCTGAAGGACTACATCGTGGAATTAGAGCGTGTAGCAGCACGAGTAGAGGGCATTCAGAAGCTCAGCCAAGCATCCGGGAGGGCGCTCCGGGCGTGGCACGATCTGAATGATGCCTCAATGTCGGGAATAGCCCTCAGCAAAGAGATTGCTAACTTTGGCGGCCTCAAGAAACTCAAGGCTAATGCTCAACGTAATCAGGCTCTGTTCGATGGCGCTGATGACACCCTGAGTGGGACTGCGGCTGCAAGTGATGCCTTAACGAAGAGCTCGTTCATCGACATGCATAACGAGTATTGGATCAACTCCATCCTGAGTGGCACTAAGACACAAATGGTGAACACCATCTCCACCGGCATGCACATGTATTATAAGCCGATGGAGGGGATACTCGGCAGCCTGCAGGAGCCAGAAGCCCGGAGGGCAATGATCAAAACGCTGGTACACACAGCGATGATAAACGCTCAGGTGACACGAGTTCTGGGTAAGCTGGGACTGAACAAGTTGAAGCGCCTCACCAAAGCCATTGACGAGCCCCAGTACCTCCAGAACCGCAAGGACATCTTCTCCCCTGAAGGTGATCCTACAAGCCGTCTCAACCAAGCCAAGGGCGCTATTGCCGGAGCGCGTAAGTCTTTCCGAACCGGAGAGGGCACTCTAACCAAGGGCGCTGATCTGTTTGACGTGGTGCCTCCACAGGCTATTGGCAGAAACTCTCTTGGTGAAGGAGCCAGTGAGGTTGCTAAAGCGACGCTCGATAGTCTCGGTAGTATTATTCGGATCCCCAGTCGGTTGATGATTGGGACAGATGAACTCTTCAAGCAGATTAGCTTCCGGGCCTCAGCGATGGGGCAACTAGCTAGTGATGGCTATGAGTTAGCTGTGAAGAAGAACCTGTACCCGGATGCGGACTACATCGCAGGATACATCGGTGAGCACTTTCATGGAATCATCCGTGCATCAGGAGCAAGCCACACCAAGAAGAACATCCTTCAGGAAGGTCGGAACGCCTTCAAGAAAGAGGTGACCGACGCAGCAGATCAGCTCCGTCCCTTTGAGAAGACCGAGAAGGAGTTCTTGGACACGTACCAGAAAAAGCACTACAGTGCGATTAAGGAGAAGCAAGCCGGGAACTCCCTGCACTGGGCTGAGGATGTCACATTCACCCGACGACTAGATGCAGATTTACAGGAACTCAAAGACCTTGGAGTGTCTCCAACAGCGAGAAGCTCGTGGACGCAAGACATACAGGAGATTGTCCACCAGCACCCGTGGATGCGGTTGATCATGCCGTTCATTAAGACTCCGCTTAATATCATGAAATGGCCCCTGCAGCGTATGTCTGTGCCGGGGGTAATCAGCCCTAACGGGAAGGCCATAGGACGGGAATTTGAATGGGTGAAGAAGATTCACTTACGGTATCAAGCTGATATGGCTACCGGAGACTCCTTCCGGATGGCACAGGCGTCAGGCCGCATCGCTGCCGGGAGGTTCTACTGGCTAGGGTTCTCCTCGGCGGCTGCTTCAGGCGTCATCACAGGATCAGGCCCCTCCAACCCACGGGAGCGTATGAACTTAATGGCGACTGGCTGGCGTCCCTACTCAGTAAAAATAGGGGACTACTACATCTCCTACTCCCGCCTCGATCCGTTCTCTACCGCGCTGGGTCTCGCCGCTGATGTCTACGAGAAAAGTGAACAACTCATGCGGCATGGAGACGTGGATGAGAACTGGGCGCAGGCCACCATGTTGGCAGGTGCCTACTCACTCTCAAACAACCTCGCGGATAAGAGTTATCTCGCAGGCATAAACAGTGTCTTGCAGGCAACGATTGACCCAGAGAAGTATTTCCCGAAGCTGTTGAAGAAGCAGATCACCTCATACATCCCGAAGATTGTGTCCCAGTGGACTCCCATGCTGGATGACAACCACATTAAGAAAACCTACGGAATACTGGAGGGCGCAATGGGGAGGCTGCCGGGAGCAAGTAAGGGTATTGAACCAATGCGGAATTACATGGGAGAGCCGCTGGAAGCCATGTGGTCACCATCAGTTTGGGCGTCAGGGCTGAATCCCTTCCTGATCTCGAAAATGAAGTCTGATCGAGTTCTGGAGGAAATAGCTTCCCTGAAGTATGGCTTCGGGCCTCCAACTCCTCGGATTAAAGGAGATCGACACCTTGACATGCGGAGATTCCACGACCCCGATACTGGGCGGTCAGCCTTTGATCGGTATCAGGAACTCATTGGACAAGTCACAGACAAGCGGGGACGTAACCTACGGGCCGCTATGACTGTAGTCTTTAACTCCGACATGTACCGTAATGCCTCGCTTCTTCATGAGGCTGGGACGTTACAATTTGCTGGCACATTCCGTGATCCGCGGGTTAAAATGGTTCGAGGCGTGATGGCGCGGTGGCGTGCTTCAGCCAAACAAAAGACTCTGGATGAGTATCCGGAGCTGAAGAAGGCCATTAAAGCCTTTGACACGACGGTTTTTGAACAGTTACTAACAATTTCAGGACGATAATGGCTTATTCCAAGTACATCTCAAACGCATCAACAGGTGCTGGAACCGGCTTCGTTCACACCATTAGCAACTCTGGGAACAGCTACTTTGCGTGGTTGGCCGACTCTCACATAGAGGTAAGGCTGTCCACCCTTAATGAATCCGTGGGAGATTTCTCTGCGAGGCTAGCTGCTGGGACGGTCGATCTCTACGCTCCCTCTGATGGGTATAGCTTAGTGGGGACAACCCTGTCTTTCACCGGTCTAGTCACTTCAAGCAACTACTCTTTCGAGGTAAAGCGGGTAACCCCCAAGCTCGTCCATGTAGTTGATTTTCAAGCAGGAGCGCCCCTCACCGAGTCCTCCCTTGACAATTCCAACAAGTATGCTCTATTCAGATCGCAAGAGTTGGAAGATCGCATCAGTGACAGCATGATAAGCCTCAGTTCAATGAAGATTGCTGCGAACATAACGGGAGACTTTGTAGACACCCTGAGCCACCAAACAATTTCCAATAAAACATTCACAAACACTGCCTCCACATTTGACGGAGGGAACTACACCCTACCTAACCCTTAATAAACTAGCCTCAAATACTTATGTCTAATGTAATCCAAATCAAGCGTCACGAAACCTATGGTACGGACGCAAGTCCCGGTGATAACACACTCGCTTATGGCGAACTCGCATGGAACAACCAAGGGAGTAAACTCTTCATTGGTCAACGTACTAGTGGCTCCAATGTTGGCTCCTACCATCTAAACGCTCCAGTAACCATAGGGACAACTGCAATAACTCCCGGCGGGTCATCTACCTCGTTAGCTGGCCTGACAGGTCTTAATTTCGCAGAAGGAAATAGGACTTTGTTTGGCGCGCAGGCTACCGGAAACATCCTAACTATTGGTAATAGTGCTACTGGTATCGTAAAGATAAAAGGCAATCTACAGGTGGATGGCACAACAACCACGATTAACTCCACCATCGTTACTATTGACGATAAGGACTTTGAGATTGCACAAGGTATGACTTCCGCAGAGGCCGATGGAGGTGGATTCTTTGTTAGCAGTGTAGCTTCGTTAACTTATGCGGCCACTGGTGTGAAGTGGGAATCTAACATTCCAATTGAAGCATCCAGCTTCCTTGGCAACGCCACCACGGCAACTGCTGCTGGTGCTGTAACCGGCACTCAGGCTGGCGAGATCACAGCGAACAATGCTAAGATTTCCTATACGTCGGGAGCTTCGGACGCCGTGGCATTGAACACAGCTAAGATTTCGTATTCGAGCGCGGCTTCGGGGGCCGTGGCATTGAACACTGCCAAGACCGGCATTACTTCAGGCCAAGCTAGTGCCATTACGACTAACACAGGTAAGACGGGGATTACCTCTGGTCAAGCTACTGCCATCACGGCTAACACAAACAAGATTTCGTATACGGCTGCCTCGGCGGTGGCACTGAACACAGCGAAGGTTGGGATCACGACAGGTCAGGCTAACGCGATCACAGCGAATACCGCTAAGACGTCTTACACGGCTGCCTCGGCGGTGGCACTGAACACAGCGAAGACAGGAATTACTACAGGTCAGGCAAATGCCATTATAGCTAACACAGGTAAGGTGACGAACGTGAGCACGGACTTATCGACCAGCGTCAGTAACGTTAACTGTACCATAAACAGCAGTGACGGGACTAATACAAACATACCCGCCGCTACCACTTCAAAGTGGGGTGTAATGACTGATGCAATGTTTGATCTATTGGCTGCCACGATACAGCCAAGCGACACAATCGACGGCGGAACAATGGCATGGACATGAGACTGAGAAATGGCAAACACAATAAAATTAGGTTACAGCAATACCTCTGGGCAGACGCCCGATACGCTTGCGGGCGGTGAGGTAGGGATAAACACAAGTAACCGTAAGATTTGGGCAGGTAACGGCACGGGTAATACCTTAGTCTTTAACCATGCTGACTATGCACCAGCGACCGCGAACGCTTCGGAGACGTATGTTAACGGACGGGGATTCCTAACAGCCGTCTCTGGGTCGAGCTTCTTTGCCTCAACGAGTCATAACCATAACTCAACATACTTAGGGATTAGTTCAAAAGCTGCTGACTCTGGTTTATTGGACGGTGTTGACTCGCTTAAATACCTTAAAGGTTACGGTAATGTATCGGGGTGGCAAAACAGTAACGCAAACTTTAGCATAAGGTCTGGGTCTCCTTCAGTTGGTCTTCACATGGAAGGCGCTAGTGGGGAGTTTGGGTTTCAGCTTTACTCTTCTGGCTCAGATTATGGATTTTTAGATGCAGTGTGGGGTAGCTGGGACATTAGAAAAACTGAGAATGGAAACTTTGAGGTTGATGAAGGTTCTGGTCTGAAGCGTGTATGGAATGCTGGTAACGTATCAGCAGGGACAGGGATAAGTATTTCTGGTCAGACCATTACTAATACGGTTACTCAGCTAACTGATGCTCAAGTCAGGAGTAAGTTTACTGGAGGTGTAGGTGTAGCAGTGGATGCCAGCGGTGTTCTCTCTACCGCACTCAGCGAGCTACCGGATATGACTGCAACCTTATGGCCACCGTCCGACGAATTTATTGTTCTAGACGCTGGAATACAGAAAAGAAAGCTAGCAACCGAAATCTTTGGGAATCACGCTTTTGGTGCGGTAGACACTACTGTAACAAGCACTAGCACCACTACAGCAGCGTCAGCTTCATCAGTCAAAGCTGCTTACGACCGAGCATGGATGTCCGCTTCTACCACACTCAGCGACCTCGGCTATTATGGACACGCAAATGCCAATAGCTACTCCCACCCTCTAGGGAATGGCAACAGGCATATGCCCGGCTATGGGTCTACAGGTCAGATTCTAAAAAACACCGGGCCGGGGAATGCCTCTTGGCAAGCAGAGACTGACACTACATACCCTGTAATCACTAGTACAGTCGGAGGAGTACTCTCTAATACAGACGCAGTAAAGTTTGCGAGTATCGCTGCGAGTGCTAATAACTACTCGTTCCCCTACACGATAACATCTGCTTCAACCGCTAGCAGTCTAGCTTACAGGGACAGTTCAGGAGACCTAACCGCTAGGTTGTTTAGGTCTGAATATGACACCGTTGCGACAGCATCTTCCATTGGGTATATAAATGTACAGTACGATACTGCTTCTAATAACTACATTCGACCAGCCACGGCGGCATCTGTAAGGACTTTCCTGGATGTTGCCAGTGGGGCTAATAATTATTCACATCCCACAGGCGCGGGGAATAAGCACATTCCTTCGGGGGGTTCCTCCGGTCAATTCTTGAAGTTTGACTCGTTGGGTACAGCCGTATGGGCGGCCGATAACAACACAACGTACACACTTTCGAGCCTTGGATTTACAGGAGCTACCAACGCGAACTACATTACTAACAATAATCAGCTTACTAACGGTGCGGTTTACATAACAGCGGCTGGAAACACTCAGCTTACTGATACCCAAGTTAGGAATAAGTTTACTCCCGGTGTAGGTATAGCAATGGATTCCAGTGGTGTTCTCTCTACTGCACTTAATGAGTTGAGTGATCATACGCCCAGCTTATTCCCCAATACAGATGAATTTATTATTCTGGCCAATGGATCACAGAAAAGGAAGCTGGCCAGTGAAATCTTCTCTTCCCATTGTTTTGGTGCATTAAATAATACTGTAACAAGCACTAGCACAACAGCAGCGGCTTCCGCTAACTCGGTGAGACTGGCTTACGACAGGACTTGGTCTACTGCTCCGAATAACGCACAGGCTAATGTAGGAATCCAGTTCAGTGGAGCGTTGTCCGGAAGTGGAATGAATGTAAACGCTGGGTACATATCACACTATTCAGGTACTCCTTGGAATCATATTCCTGCAAATGGTGGAAGTAACCAATACTTAGCATGGAGTTCGGCCGGCACCGCAATGTGGTCATACCTACCGTCAGCTTATACCCTACCGGCTGCATCATCTTCAATTCGTGGAGGTGTAAAAACTGGATACACGCCGACTGCTACGGTCGAGTATGCTGTGCAGACGACTGCTAGCGACCAGATGTATGTCGTAGTGAACAACCACACAACCACATGGAACGGGCTGGAGAACATTTCAAATCTAACTGTGCTGCCATAAAATGAGTACACTTATAGGTACAGACCTTTTAGCTGTTGAGCGATCTAACGTCGTTTACAAGGAAACATTTTCCAATCGCGCCAACATTGACTCCACTGACCTCTTATTGGTTGAGCGTGGTTCCACTACTTATAAGTGTACTTATAGTGATTGGACAGCTACCCCGACTTCGGCGTCAGCCACGCACGGTTGGGGGTCAGCTAATACTGCTTATGATATAACCGTACGCAACCAAGCCGGCGGGGCGGATCAAACGAATAGCTTTTCCTATTTCAACCAATCGATGACAACGACAGGAGGAGCAGTCACTGGGCGTCTGTATATCGGTCTGCGTATGCGAGGAGCGACTTCCTATTACCACGATTTCTGTCTCAGTCATGTGCAGGTTCTCCAATCGGGAGGGTCTTCGTATCGGACAGACTCAACTTTCACTAATGGTTATGACTGGAATTTTCACAACACAAGTAGCAGCAATGGAATTGGTTCGTGGCTGACATGTACTGCAATGCTCAGCAATCAGACATATACCGCTGATCCCTCTACGTTGAGCTACGGCAGCATCACGGGGACGGGGACGACTAACGGAAAATGGAATCGCGCCACTGGAACTAATTCGAGTTGGACGGGAGCGGCGGACGGAACATATACTCCCATGTATTCAGGTGGTGGAGGCACAAAAATCACGGGATCGAGACCGCAGGCTAGTAACACCTATTACATCTATACCGAAACATCAGGAAGCGGGTACACCATAGGTACTACCACGCTATGGCTTAAAAGCCCAGAGATGACCTTGTATAATGGTGATATTCTTCGGATGTTGTACCACGCTGATGGTGGGACTAGTTACAACGATGGTCTCGGCTACCACGGTGGGAGTACCACTACAGGTACTGCGTCTGATGTTCTTTTCTTTCGATTCAAATGAGTGCAGTAACAGGAACAGACCTAATTTTAGTTGAAGCTGCCGCCACTGTGTCATCTCGTACGGCTGGTGTGGTTTATAAGTGTAGTAAAACAGACTGGGATACCAGCGTGACGGCTGCTGGTAGCGGAGCGGCCTCCACTTACGGTCTAGCCATTCAGACTGGGCAGGGCATGAATACATATGGGTACAACGCATCAGGTTACGTCAAACAAGGCTATTCCCTGAACTCAATGAAGTATACGAGATCGGACGCTAGTGGAGCTTATGGACTCAGCGATACCCACGCGATAAATTTTAATTACAAGCCTGATACCCGTGTTAAAATAGGGGGTACTTACTACCCTCTAGATATTGGTGAAGAAATCCCTACGGCTGGTACTTGGCCCTCGCCGATCAACCAATACTACAAACGAATAGGTTGTTCATGGCTTTATACCGCCGCGCAGATGGATACAGCAATCTCAGCTGCTTCGGGCGCAATCCAAGAGATAAGTATTTATTGTCACACCGCACCATCAGGAAACTACAACAACTTACCTACTTTTAAAATAGGCTTAAAACTGGTTCCAGCGTCAGCAGGGGACGATGATAATTACTCTGGAACTACTGGAGGGAGCTACACGGAAGTGTTCTCTACTTCTAATTATCAGTGGACAAGCGCCAGTTGGAATAATTTCACATGCTCTTCATCAATAACTTGGAGTTAAAATAATGGCACTCAAATCACTATATAAAACTCCAGAGGGGCGTGTAGATGCCTACTGGAGAGTCTCAGACTTACGCTATAACTATGATAAGCCTCATGGAGTTGAGGTGGACAAAGCGGTCGTGTTCTCTCTGGAAGTCTTGAATTGGGAGACGAGAGAGACGTATCAGGATGTAGATTGGATGTATGAGGAAGGCGTAGGCTCCTATTCAATGCCTGCTGTTCCTGACGGGACTACGGATACGCTGGTAGAGAAAGCGTACACTCACTTAAAAAGTTTAGCCCTTTTCAGTGGGGCTGAAGACTGTTAACCTACCCACATGGTGGAACAACTCGGAGGGCAGGGTGCTATGGAAGGCATGGCACGTGACCTCATTGGTGAGTTCGGCTGGATCTTTGTGGCCGGTGTAGCTGTCCTGATGTTCCGCGAGTTGGTTCAGAATTTTGCGGCTGGGCTAAAGGTGTACTTCTCCAAACAATGGGCTTTGGACGAGATCGTATTCCTAAACGGGAGGCAAGCTAGGATCGTCCGGATTGGGATGACAGAGACAGTCTTCTACATGTCAGACCGCAAGTCCACAATGAGAATTGAGAACACCAGTTTATCTACTTTGATCTGTGAGAAGATTCTGACTAATCACCAGCCTGATTACCTACCAAAAGGAAGTGAGTCGTCAGGCCCACTACAAGTCGAGGTCATGCCTCCTAAGAAACCGGTGAGAGCGAAGAGAAAGTAGTTGCACGTCACATCATGCCCCCTGTACAACAGGCCTTCCGGTAACCCGGACATCAATAAGAGAACTAACAAAACATGGCTAAATCAAAAACAGCACCACAAAACCCAATCACCGTCAGTGAGATCAACGAAGCCATAGAGTGCTTGAATCTCCTCTTCAATTCAGCTAGTGGGAATCTCCCACCCGGCTTAGTCCCTAGCGCACGAGAGGCTCAGATCAAAGGCCTAAAGGACGCAGGGCAGACCGTAGTGACCCTCCTAGATAAGGCTCATAGCCCTGCCGTCTCTGCGCCAGCCGGTACGGTACCTATGACGCCGAACGGCGTGGACAACTAAGTGCCATGCTAGATGTCTTCAAAATCGTTGGTGTCAATGGTACCGTCATCGGTGTCGTGACACTGACTGATTTTGAATTGATTTTGAAGGTTACCCTCCTTGTGGTGACCATTGTATGGACAATCGGTAAGGCGACTAACGAATGGCAGACATGGCACAGACGACAAAGACAAAGGAAGAAAAACTAGGAGGCCTCTTTGAGCTTCTCTGTGACGATATCACCTTTCGGATTCAAGAAGGTACAGCCACTTCTACCGATCTGAACGTAGCTCGTCAGTTTCTGAAGGATAATGGAATCACTGCGGCTCCAGCAGCGGCTAATCCCCTAGAGGGACTCGTGAATGCCCTCCCTTTCCCGACGGCTGAGAGCCTCGTCAGCGACTCCGCACCCCTAAAGGTGGGTCAGTAGACCCCTCCCAGAGGAAATGACGGTGAAGACCACACCCAGCCCCAAGGCACCACTGCTAGGTCTCCTGACCCTTCTCCTCATTTGTGGGGGAGGGTGTCAGAACCTCAAGACCGTCGAGGTGGGGTTTGGAGGGCTAGAGGTGGAGTATTTCCCCGGCCCTACGGAGGTACTCCCACCGGTGTTTGTCCCCAAGTATGTTCCACGTAAAGTCCTCTTACCACGCACAACTAAGTGAAGTGTCCAACGGAATTACTGGACTTTAGGAACTTCCTCTACCTCACGTGGAAGCATCTAGGGCTCCCTGACCCTACCCCCACCCAGTACGACATAGCTGCGTATGTGGATAATGGGCCCCGACGGTGCTGCATTCAGGCCTTCCGGGGTGTCGGGAAGAGCTGGATTACGAGTGCCTATGTGTGTCACCAACTCCTCGTCAATCCTTCAGCAAATATCCTCGTGGTTAGTGCTTCTAAGACCCGAAGTGATGACTTCTCGACGTTTACCCTCCGGCTGATCAATGAGATGCCCGTTCTGAAGCACCTGATTCCCTCAGATGACCAGCGGAGCAGTAAGATAGCCTTCGATGTACGCCCAGCACCGGCTGCCCACGCCCCGTCCGTTAAGAGCGTAGGGATCACTGGGCAGCTTACTGGCTCGCGGGCTGACTTAATCGTGGCTGATGACGTGGAATCCCTAAACAATAGCTTGACCCAGCAGATGA